GTAACAGATGAACCTGTTATAGATGAAGCAAGTCCGTTTCCGCCATTAATAGAACCACTAGAAGGTCTTGACCCTGCACCGCCACCTCCAGAACCCGCTAAAGGTCCAACAGTTGTTTCTCGCCTACTACCACCTTGTGTTCCTTGGCCAACAAAATTAAAACCTCCTAAACCGGTATCTGCTGGATCATAGTATGCACCTGAGCCGCCGCCAGAACCGCCATCGTAACCATTTCCTCGGTGTGAACCTGCCGCACCGCCACCATAACTTAACAAATCACCGAAATATGAAGTTCCACCATTTGTGCTTGGTGCTCCACCTGAACCAACAATTACTTTATATTGTAAACCTGGAATAACGACATATGGTCCTTCTGCGTTTGTGGAACCTCCAGAATTTTCTCCAGGAACATTACATCTATAACCACCAGCACCACCGCCAGTAGCATCACCGTAATAGCTTGAACTACCGCCGCCACCACCTGCGATAATTAAATATTGTATTTCATAATTGTTTATTGTAGGAGAACTAAATGCTCTCCAAGTTTCAGAAACTGGATCATACCATTCTGGTTGTCGAGTTGTTGAATTATATCTAATTTGTCCTTCAACAGGAGAACCAGTTCTATTTGCAGTAGTTCCAACTGGTAATCTTAATTGTTGTCCATTGTCACCAAAGTCAACATTTGAAAATTTAACTCTCTGAATCATTTATTTTTTCTCTATTGTTTTCGGATATTTATTATGGTTTTGTAGGCCACACCAAAGACTTAGCATCAACGAAACCTTCAGTTAAATCTCTTAGTTCTTGGCGATAAGTTGCCCAAGCTTGTTTTTGTTCTTCAGTTAGGGGTGCATCAGGTACTTGTGTCCAATCACATTCCGCTAATAATTTGTTGCGAGTATTTCTAATTGGTTCAAGTATTTCTTTTTCTTTTTTTGTTTCAAATTCATCTTCAATTTCTGACCATGCAGGTAAATTTAAAGAAGGATTTGCGGAACCAAGTTGCGAATATGTATTTGTGCCTTCTGGAACATTTAAGTGTATTGCACTACCAAGTCTATTGGATAATACTAATGATAATAGTGTTCTGTCTTTTGAAATTTCTAACATATTTTTTTCCGTTTACCAATAGTAGTTAGCAGAACCAGGAGGAATTCCTGTTACAAATCCATGAAACACTATAAATTGTTTTACATATAAAATTTGAGAACCATCCGCTAAACCTCCAACACTTCCGCCACCGGTTGTATGTCCACGAAGTTGCAAGTAAATTGTATCACCATCTATACCATCACGGAAATCAAATGCTTTATATGATTGTGCAGAATATTGGTGAACATTTCCTTCAAAATGTATACCGCCACCTGCAGCAATATTTGTGACACCAGCATTTGAAGTAGAAAAATTATCTTGTGGTCCCGCCATCAAAGGAACTGCCGCACCTTCTCTTGCATTGTATAGTCTCCATGTCCAATAATAAGAACCTGCTTGAATATATCCTGTAAAACCAACTGTGGCAACTTTTCTATTATTGCTTCCACCTGCAAAAGTAAAAGATTTTAAGTTTTTCCATGCTGATGCCGAATTACTAGCTGAGGATTCTCCCGCACTTACCGCCATATACATTGAACCATTTAATACCGACTTACCATCAATTAAAGTTTGTGCAAGACTACTATTATAAGAAACATTGCCACTACTGATATTTAAATTACCAGTGATTGTTGGAGATGCAATGTTTGAGGATGTAATTGAGCCGATTAATGCCATTACTTAATCTCCTCAATGGCGAACTTATATTTTCTGCCTGTAATATTGTTAATCAGATACAAATCTGTTTCTCCTTCTTGCACAGTCCAGTTACCTTTTGTACCATCGACCAGATTACCATCACGGTTTTCGTTTGATAGATGCAAGTCACCAGTATAGATGTTATTCCAACGAGCAGTTGCAGAACCTAAATCCCATGTTGTGTTTGCAGAAGGAATTAAGTTGCCGCTTATAGTTGCGGTAGTTGCAATTGAAATGGTTGCATTAAGTGTTGGTGACTGTAAAACTGGCTGACTAATTGTTGTATTTGCAGGTAACGCAGTAATTGTGCTTGTTGTTCTAAAACCTAAATTACGAACATGCACATTGGATGAACTTGGTGGTGCCGATGCAAATGTAATTGTGCTATTGGCAACTGTGTAATGAATTGGTGCTCTTTGAACAACACCATCAATTGATACAAATAGTGTGTTAGCGTCCGCAGGTCTTTCTGTCAAAGTAAATGCGGTTGTTGTATTATCACCTGTATAGTTATCAGTTGTAAAAACACGGATATTATTTGCTAATTTTTGATATGAAATTGAACCATCGGGAATTTGATTGTAGATACCTGGGTCGATATTGCGATAGGTAACATAGACATTGTTTGTGCCTGATGGTGGTGCTTCTGTGAAAGTTAAAGTTCTGCCAGAAGCATCATATGCAAATAATGGTTCTTGTTGAACATTCTCAACAAAAACTTCGATATCGGTAGGTGCAAAAATATTATGAGTTAGTGTGAATGTAGTTGTGCTACCATCTCCACTAAATCTCTGTGCATCTCTAGGTAAACCACTTGAACGGATTGGATCAAATGGTAATGCGTTGTTGCCAAGGTATCCCAAAATTTACTCCGTCTTATTAACTAATTTCTAGTAATGAAGCAATTACATCCACCGAAGCATTTGCCGATGTAGTAATCTTTAACTCGTCTGCTTGTTGCAATACGACTTTCTGTTCACCACCAATTGGTACTAATGTAGAACCTGTGAGAATTGGTGCATTTGAAATCAGAGAATAATCGATTGACGACCTACGCAAAAATACATTAGCGGTTACAGTACCGGCAGATTTATTCGAAAGTGTCAGACCAATTAATGTAGTCTGTGTAGATGCAGGACAAGTATAAACAGTATTACCACTGGTTACAATGTTTGCCGCTACATTTGATTTAAAAGCGTTAGCCATGTTTATTTTTTCCTGTTAATACTCTATTTATCCTAAAGCAATCGAAAAAGCAAGAGAAGTACCTTCTAAAGCATTAATTGCATCAAATATTCTTGTGTTTGCACTACCACTTAAATTGTTGGCCACAAGAGTTGAAGTCACATTGGCATTGACCATTGTGACATTACCGGTCATTTCACTACGACCTGTCACATATAGAACTTCAGAAATATATGCGTTACCAGATACATTTAGGTCATCAAAACCTACTGTATCTAGTGTAATGTTTCCACCAACAAACAAATCGCCTGCAATGTAAACTGTGCTACCAAAGCCTGCGGTCGATGTAACATTTAAAGTTGCAACATTACCAGAAACAGTAACATTACTTAGTGTTGTCTGGCCAGTTACAGTTAGATTGTTACCAAAACTACCTGAACCTGAAACTTCTAGGTCATCATAACCAATTGATTCAAGTCTTAGATTACCCGATACTTCAAGGTCGCCTTTGATTTGTTGATTGCCATAAACAACAACATCTTGCCCAAAGTAGGCATTACTTGTGACATTAAGCGAGGCGACATTCTGTGTGACTGTTAGATTACGGAAAGTACCAGTCACCACATTGGAAGTGTTACCGACCAAGTCGTTGATAGTCGCTGAGGTCTGAACATTCAGCGATACATTTGAACCGCTCCCACCAATGATTAATCGAGTATTGGCATAGAACGATTCCCCGTTACCGTTTGTAAGGGTATTTGCGGTAGCAATTAATAACTGAGTGGTACCCAGCCATTGTTGAAAGGTATTGGAAGTCGATAGTTGACTAATTACATTTGCCGCCATTATGCCTTCCTCATCTGTGCTATTTCGTGCAACAGATTTTTAATCTCTGTCATATCGTTTTCTAGTTTAGCCAAGCGTTCTTTTGTTTCTTCTTTTTCGGCTTGTTGTTTCTTTGCGATTTCTCGTTTCATCAAATATTCATTCAAGCCGTTCCTATCTGTATTTAGAACAGCTTTGGAATGAATATCTCTGACATAACTGGTGTCTGTAATTCTAACTTGATCCATTTTTAGCCTGTCGGTAATGCGATTGCACGGAAGTCACGAATCTTAGGTACATCAACTGGATTATTACCAACCATTACAATCTTAATTGCAAATGTTCTAAAGCTATTGTATGCAGTAGAATCGGTCGTGTAAGTAACAGAATTGTTTGCAATACCGTTAACACCTGGTGCATATGTTACTTCACGGAAATCAGTCTTATATGATGAAGTAAAGTTACCACTAATTCTTGTCATTAATTGATACTGTGAATTATCAAATGCATTAGGATCGGATTTAGATAACAATTTTGCATAAACATAAATTTCAGAACCTGCTGGTTTGTATGCAGTCAAGTAAACTCGTAAATCACCAGAATCAAAACCATCGGCAAGAGTAACTCTACGGGTCACATATCTAACTTGTGCATTACCGCCTGAGCGTTTATCTTCACCATTGTAGATTGCAGTTGCACCTGAACCGGCACCTGTAATTGTAATTGTTGGTGAAGTTGTATAGGCAGAACCTGGGTTGTCAACAATGATACTTGTTACATTGCCACTTGCAACAACCGCATATGCATTGGCACCAGAACCACCGCCACCTGAGATAGAAACAGAACAGTTACCAGAATAAGCGGCACCACCATTTGTAATTACGAATCCACTATTCATTAGTGGTAGATTATTAATCTTGTTATCGACAGAAATAATACCAAAACGAGTAATGTCGAGAACAGGTGAAACATCTGAACTTGATGTTGACATTGTTGCAGTTACAATGAATGTATTGTTACCAACATTCTGATATAAAATTCTGCGACCTTCTCCATCGTCACAATCATAGTCTGACAATGGAATGATTGATTTGGCATTAGCGTATGCACCACCAGATTTCTGTGAATCAAATGTATAATTGATTGTCGTATTGGCAACAGAAATTTGTGATGTGATTAGATGTACCAAATCAAATGGTGTATTTGAACTTGGTGCATTAATTCTAAACTTAGCGGTAACAGGATTTGTTGAGAATCTTCTACGGAACATTCTGAACATTAAATCAGAGTTTTGGTCTGAAGTCCATGTCGAACCGTTTTGAGATAAGAACAAAGAACCACCATATGGTTGTTCAGAGATTTGTTTACCACCAACCAAGTCTAACTTACCAATCTCTGCAATGTATGCCTCATATTTGTTTGAGTTCGCCAATAGAACAAATGAATGTTCGCCTGGTTGCAAGTAAATTGGTGTGTCAAATACAAACTCTGTGTATTTGTTTGAATCTTCTAAACTTGGTGATTCTGTTACTTTAACTTTATCTGGTGTCAAAGAAACAGTTGCATATGGGTAAATTACTGATGATGAAGGATATCCGTTAACAGTAGGACGAATTTGTAATGTAACAGGAATTATTTCGTCTTTTGTTTTGAAACAGAAACGCATCTTATCAACAAAAACACCTTGTGGGAAGTTTGCAGGTGACACCAAGAATGTCTGTGCAAGTGGGTCTGCCCAACCGATAATTTGTCGTGTTGAAGATGAAGATACTGAAGTACCTAGTCTTTCTGTGATAACACGACCATCAGTTACAGATTGTCTCTGAATAGAAGGTTGAATTGTTGATACAAGAACTTCTTCTTTTTGTTGCAATAAACCTTGTGCAAAGAATGATGCATCACCAGATGTTGATGAAGAAGGAATATCACCAGTTGAAGTATCTGTCAAACGGAAGTTTTTCTCACCAACACGGAATGTTGCAGTTGGGATTGTAAAGATACCTGCACACTTACCTGATACATCTGTCTTTAGACGACCAATTGAGTAAGTTGAAGATGTATCTGGTGTGATTGACCAAGAACCAGAAATCGAAAGAACACGGGTACCTGAGTTGTATCCTGAAACAGTTGCGGATTGTCCTGCACCTGTACCAGAAGTAATGAATACGGTTGCGCCTGTGTAATCACCAGTATTAGTTGCACCAGTTACGGCAGTGCTTAGTGTAATAGAACCTGATGATGATGCGGCAACAAAACCAGAATAGTGTTCGAAACTAGAAATCCTGTAAATGTTACCTGATGACTGGCCAACAATATCTGCGGTCACATTAAATGGTGACGATACGGAAATGTTTGTCAAGTAAACATTGTTGTTTGATGACAATACGGCAATTGCAGTACCTAGTGTCGCAGAAGTTGAAGCATTACGAATAGTAACCGTTTCGAAGTTACCAACAGTTGTTCTTAACAGAATATTGTTAGTTGTAGTTGTAAATCTGTTGGCTCTTGCAACATATTTTTCTGCAGCTGCATTATCAAAGAATGGATACAATGTGGTACTTGGTTTAAAGTCTATTGCAGTAAACAGAACACCAATTGAACGCATGAATGGAATTACAGAAACATCAATGATTCTGTCACCAATAGATTGCGTAATTCTTTCTGAAACAACTCTTGATGCAATACCATCTCTTGTTTGACCAACTTGACGAGTGGTCTCAAAAGAATTAGTAGAAGTTGTTGTGCGAACTAATGCATTGCCTTCCCAATTATCACGGGAAGATGTTGAAGTACCAGTTCTTCTTGTTGATGGTTCACCTGTCCAACGATTTTGCCATGCACCCCATTCAAATTGCCAACTAGATGCACCAGATGAAGTCAACAATCTGTTCCATGCATCTTGGTCACCACCTAAGTTAATTAAAACATCAGGTCTGGTATCAGTATCAACCCAAATATCTGAAGGTGGGTTGAGTGTAATTTTACCAAGGTAGTTAACCACATTGAATGGGTTAACATTAATTGGACGAGATGCAAGAGGTTGGTCAATAAACGCAACAGAAGTACCTGTTGCCGTTACAAAAGGACCTGTTTGCAAATGATTGGTTGAGTTTGCAGAATCGAATGTTAGACCAAATGAATAGATGTTAAACGATGGTCTTAGATTTTTACCTGTAACATCAATCGAAGCAATGTATTCATCACGGGTAACATCGGCAACTGAGTGACCTTTGAATCCGTCAGTAATAATACCATTCTTAAATCTTGGTAAGTTTGTGCTATCTAAGATGGTTAAATCTTGTTTGTTTAATGTATCTTGTTCGAGCAATGACAATGCAGTATAGTATTCTAAGTTGTCAATTCTCTTTTCAAGCACACCAATATCACGCATTGTGAAGCGTTTATTGTTGATGTATTGAACACTTACATCACGAACATCTTTGACATAAGGTGGGTTAAACAGAAGATACAATGTCATTGAGTTGTCTTTGTCTTTTGGTTCTTGTGGAGACAAAGATGAAACACCTTGAACGATTTCGAATGTTCTATTTTTATTAAGAACAATCTTATCAATTCTAGGCATAAAATAACTGTAATCGAGAATGATATCATCACCATTCTTTGGAATCTTAGGACCAGTTAAAGAAGCATCAACATCAAATTCTACCGTACCACCAATTGTCGATGTAGCGTCTTTACGAACAGGTCTAAAGTCGAGGTGGTCTCTTAACTCATACTCTGTGCCAGAAACTGGTGATGTATAAGTTGGAATGGTGTCATAGTCTGTATATGAATCAACACTAAAGTAACCCGCACCAGAAGATGTATAACGGTTGTAACGAACAACCAAAGGTCCATTTGCAGGTAAGAAACCTGGCTTCAGTTTAATAGAAGCGTGGTCATAAAATGAATCTTTTTGACCATTATCCAATGTGTATCTTTCTGTCACATCGGTGTAACCAGTATTTGCAACTGTGCCGCCATTAAAGTCAAATACAGAAATCAAATCTGTAACATCTGAAACATATAATGATTGTGCAACATCTGGTGTTTTAACAACAAAACTACTTGCGATTGTTGTTTGACCTTGTGTGCCATAAACTAATACTGCTGAGTTACCAAAAATATTTTGAGCGCCAGCAGTTTGAACTTCAACATTCGCCGTTACTTTGTTTTTATTTTTTGGTGAAGGTGAAGAAACATCGATTGTTGCCACAATATTGGCAGTCATATTGTTGGCGTTTTCAACAGTAATTGTTGGACCTGCGGGAGTAACTGTGAATTTATCCGCAGGAATTATTTGTCCTACATTATATGGTGATGTGCCTGCACTTGTAACAGTAATTTTATATTCTTCTAATTTTGCATTTGTTGTGGACGCAGATGATAATGCTTCACCAGTGCCTAATGTCAATGGTGGTGTATCATTGCCAACAAATGTAATTGCAGTATATGGTCTTTCGTAAGAGTAACCAGTTAGTGCCAAATCAATTGCATTTGCAGTTTGATTGTTTGCAACATAATCCTGACCCAAATCGAAAATTAAAGGTTCTTGGCGAGTATCAGAAATGAATACATCCTGATATGTTGATGCCAAGTCTTTTGAACGAGTATCAATATTCGCAGCAGCAATACAGTTTGTGCCTGAAGAAACATGGAACGATTCCGCATCATTAAATTCAAAGTCAATTGAGAATCTGGATGCAGTTGTGGGTGTGGTCAAGAAAGCAGAACTCAAAGTCATTGTTTGAGTTGATGCGGTAAATGCAGTAATTGTTTTTGATGCTTCGCCTGTACCTGGACCTGTTGTAATACGAATCTTTGCGCCTTTATACGCATCGTTTACGCCAGAGAAAATTTGACCTGCGCCAGTATTACCAATTACTAATGAAGTACCAGTTGCAGAGGCGACATTACCCGTAATTGAACCAACACTTACATCAAACAAATAAGTTCTGTAAATGTAAGTTTTGGAATTTGATGTATCGGTTGCAGATTCGTAACCAAGTGTTTTAACTCTTGCAGTACCAATTCTTGTATTTGTTCTGGTAGCAGAAGAAGTTAAGTTGATACTTGCGTTTGGTACGCAATGAATATCAATCGTTTGTAATGTGTCAACAGGAAAAGAACCAAAATGGTCTTTAGTGTAAACAAAGTAACCAAAGTCTGAACTAATCGATTTGCTCGATACATTTGCAACTTCTCTTGGTTTTTGAATTGTAATTGTTGTTGGTGCAATTGTTTCAAACTCATAACCATAAACATATGCTTTACCTGGTGACAATGTAATGTCAGTCTGTGCGTTATTTGCAGAGTTGGTTTCTAATGTGAGTTTAAAAGGATTTACAGTATAGTTACCAGATTCATCGTATGTTCTACGAGCAAGTTGGTCTTCCAATACTGAGTAAATAGGGTATTTGTAATCTTGCGTTAGTTGTGCTTCTTCAACACGAGCTAATTCAATGAATCGTTCTAAGTCGGTTGAATCGATTGCACGGCTTGAAAGGACTAGGTCAACTTTAAAGCGGTCTGCACCTGGTGCTTGATAGTTAGAAGCATCTTGTGCTGGGTCGAGTAATGATGTATCGGTAGATGCAGAAACAATTGATTCAGTAATTTCAAAACCAACTTTGACATTGGCAGAAGTGTTTGAATATTTTGAAAGTGCAATTGTCTGTGCAGTATTCTTAATAAAGAAACCATCATAGAAAAATACACCCTCATTGACAGAGTAAACTTGACCTACACCTACACCAGAAGTGTTGGCAAATACAGGAGAAAATTCATTTGTTTTGATTGTCTCACCAGAAGTAAACGCATCACCATAGACTTGTTTTACCATCAAGGTGATTGGGTCTCCAGTACCCAAATCAGATTCGTAAACTCTTAAAACTTCTGCTCTTTTTGAATCATCTGTTGAAAGAATTGTTTGACCAATAAAGTTATTTGCAACAATATCGGTAGATGAGTAAGATGAACTTAGGTTAATATAAGTTGCATCTTGGATGAATGTCTGGCAACCAAGAACACGGGATCCATTTTTGAAAACATGCTGACCAAAGCGGTCAACTTGTTTTTGTAGAATCGTTTGAAGTTGAGTTAATTCACGAGCCTGAACCGCATAGCCAGGCTTGAAAAGCATACGAAGAAATTTCTTATCTTCGTCAAAATCATCATAATATGGGTTTACATTAAAATTCGTTTCAAGAGCCATGAATTCCTCTAAAATCTAACGACAAACTTCAAATTCTCAGCTTGTCCGTCTGTTCTTTCTGTTTTAACTATATTCTCTACATGCATAACATCACCGGTGTAAGGTTGAAACTCAGGGTTTGCTTGAGCAATAACTCGTCTACCGGATGGGTTCGTATTTGCACCAATAAGCGGGGCACCAACTTGCGCCGTGCCTCTCACTCTGGTCAATCGTACCTCATTTGTTGTATAATCATTTACATAACCACTAAAACTTGCCGCATTTGCAGAAGGTCCTTGGTACACAAACTCATTCAAGTTATATGATGTACCAGAAACAAGTGTCAAATCAGTTGTTTGAGAAATGACAGAATTTGCAGTTGCAGTATTTGCTTGAACGCTTGATCCATATTTATACGGGTCTCTTAGCAGACCATACTGACGGAATGTAGTATTTGCAGAGATTAATCCGCCTTCCGTTGTATCGATTTCACCAATACGCATTACAACCATTACATTTGATGCACCTAGTTGTTTTGCGGAGTTGAACCCGTGGCCAAATTTAGGAGGCAAAACTGCTCTTGCAGTTGCACCTGTGCCTGTTCCAAAAATGCGAACATTGGCAAATGTGTATTCTCTGCCTCTTGTTGTGACTGTCATTTTTTCAACAGTATTTCCACTTAATCTTGGTTGCGCCAAAACAGTTGTACCATCACCATCGATATACACTCTGGTTGATAAGAACAATGCATTGGCAACATTTGAACCACCGCCATTTGCAGTCACGCCAGATGAAAGTGTAATTTTAAGATTTACAGGGTCAACAGAACGAATAAATGCGGCACCACCAAGACCTGTTCCAGAGATAGTCATATTGGCAGTATTTTGAATTGCCGCAGATAGATTTGGTGAAACTGTATCGTCTGTTCCAACAACAGTTAAAATTGTGCAACCTGTTTGAAATGCCGATACAGTAATATTACTGTGAATATATCCTGTGCCTCTGTTTGTCATCACAATTTTGGCCAATTCACCATCAACGGCGACATTTGCAGAAGTTGAATAGTCTAGTTTAGCAGTCGATGTTGGCGCAGGTATCCAATTCGTAGTTAAGAATCGATTTGAGGCTCTTACATTATACAGATATTTCCAAAGATAACCATCGGCAGTTTCAACAACACCATTGGCAGTTAAGTTTTGGCCAGATGGTTCTACGGTGGAATTTGAAGTTACATTGTTGCAAAGACACAGATATACATTTCTCTCTGTGTTGATTACATACATTGGTTTTAAATTTTGAGTTGTATTTGAGGACAATAAAGTTGATAACTCAATTGTATCATCAAATTGACGATATTTGGTATTTCCTGTCCAGTCAACTCTAGGAATAACAAGTTCTACATCATTACCGGTAACTCTTTTTGCGGCATAAATGTTATCCCAAACTTCTTTTTCGTCAGCAACAGTATCAGAAATAGAATCTGGACTATCTTCGTTAGCCCATGCAATATGATTACCAATGAAAACATATCCAATGGTAGTTGGTTCTGGTTCGTAGAACGATTCTTTAAATTGTTCTGCGTTATGAAACGCAAGTTTTTCAGATGTGTATGATGGCATATTGTTTATTTATTCTGATTACCAGGCGTCAGTTGAAGCAATTCTGCTCCAAATATTTGTAGTTCCATCGTGTGCAGTTGTGCAATAATAGAAATAATCGTTTGCAAGATAGACCATACCTTTTGTATCGCCACCTGCACCTTTATTATTTGCAGGCGCAGAAGCAACCATAATTAAAGAATTACCAGTAAATGCGGTGCTTTGAATTGTGCTATCAGGAAATATTAATGTTCCATCTTTATTAAAATTCCATTGTGAGTTTGTACCACCAGTATTTGCTTGTATTATAACATCTGTATTTGCATATACTGTTGCTACACCTGTTGCAAAAGCAATAAAACCAGAAACATCATTATCAACATTTGCTGTAATTGCTATTTGATTCGTTGGTAAATTTAATATTCCGCCATTGCCATTGAATTTTAAGTCTCCGGTCATTGTATCGCCAGATTTATTTACTTTGGTGTTTGCGGTATCAAATGCGGCCTGTGCGGTTACATTGGCAGTATTGGCTTTAGTAAACGATACATCCGCAGTAATATTTGCACTATTGGCTTGATTAAATGCAGATTGTGCCAATATGTTAGCAGAGTTTGCTTTATCAAAAGCGCCATTTGCAAGATTGTCGTAGTTGATTGCAATAGCTGCGGTTGCAAGTGCGGTGTTCGCAACATCGAAAGCACCATTTGCGTGATTCCATGCTTTGCCAACAGCGTTAGTGTTTTGGTTAGTTTCAACAAGTGCGGTAGTCGCAGTATTTGATGCGTTATTAGATGTAGTTAAAGCGTTGTTTGCAGTATCGAAAGATGACTGTGCTAACACACTAAACAAATTGGCTTCATCAAATGCGGCTTGTGCCAACACATTTGCAGAATTGGCTTTTGCAAAAGATGCTTGAGTGAAAGTAAACGCAGTATTTGCTAAATCAAAAGCACCTTGTGCGATTGCATTTGCGGTGTTCGCTTTGTCAAATGCGGCTTGTCCTGTTACATTTGCGGTATTCGCCTGATTAAACCCAGCAAGTGCAATTGTTTGAGCAGTATTTGAAGTGTTAAACGCAAGAGCTGCGGTTGTAACACCTGTATTTGCTTGGTTATAGGCAGCATTAGCGTGTAAGAAAGCACCATTTGCAGTATTAGCCGCATTTTGAATGAAACTTGTTCCTAATACTGAAATTGTATTCGCATAATCAAATGCAGCTTGTGCTAAAATATTGGCAGAGTTCGCTTGATTAAACGCAGCAGATACACCAGTGTTTGAAGAATCAAATGCGGCTTGTGCGAGAACATTGGCTGCATTTGCACGACTGAACGCAGAATCAACTTTTACATTGACTGTGTTTGCCCATGCATATGAAGCATCAGCAGTAATATTTGCAGTATTCGCCTGATTGAAAGCTGCTTGTGCAAGAACATTAGCAGCATTTGCTTGTGCATATGCGGCAGTTTCATCTGCAATGGTTATATAAAGAGTTGTATTAACTGTATTGGCAAAATCATATGAAGATTGTGCAATGATGTTTGCAGAGTTTGCTTTCGACCATGCGGCATTAGCAGTATCAAAAGCACCTTGAACAACACCTGCATTAGCAGTATTAGCAGCATCAAATGCGGCTTGTGCAAGAACATTGGCGGCGTTTGCTTTGTCAAATGCAGTATTCGCTTGTGAGAAAGCTGCATCTGTTTTAATATTGATTGTATTTGCCCAAGAAAAAGCGGCATCAGTTTTAATATTAACCGCATTAGCAAACGCATATGCAGAATCTACTTTGATATTTACTGTATTACTAAATGCGTATGCGGAATCTAATGTAGTATTAATAATGTTCGCAAATGCGTATGCTGAGTCCACTTTAATGTTGACTGAGTTGGCAAATGCATATCCTGAATCTGCGATTGTGTTTGCAATGTTGGCACGAGCAAATGCGGCATCAGCAGTAATATTGGCGGTATTGGCTCTTGCAAAAGCACCTGTTGCATCGGCTTGTGCGGTATTTGCGGCATTGAATCCTGCCTGTGCAAGAATGTTCGCACTATTTGCCTTATCATACGCAGAATTGGCAGTATTAAATGCGTGACTTGCTACATTGTCAATGGCGATATCAAGGTTCGCCAAACTCAATTGTTTGGTAGTGAAAGTACCACTACTTTTATCAACGACCACAAATACCGTATTCAGCGTATTTGAATCGGGCGTTGTTAGTTCTGTTAAATCGGTTATTCTAATTGTCGTTGACATTTCTATTCCTATGTTTCTACTGTAAGAACAAGTTCGTTCTCAGCGATAATCTCGTCTAATGTTACTTCTGTTGCAATTGCATCGTAATCAACATTCAATACCACTAATTCTTCATTGTTTGCAGTTATTGTAAAGGCTGAATTTACAGTCAATAGCGTATCGCTGATGATTGAGTTCACCATGCGAATTTCCGAATTTACGGCAATCCATGTATTGGCGCCAATGTAATTCAGATTTGCGGCTTTGGTAAATTTAGTACCTGTTCCAACAACAAAAATGGTGCTGTTAACATTAACAGTACCAGAAAGTGTTCGTATATTCTTAGGTGCAGTCAATGTATTTAACACGACATTATTGGCTTCTAAGATATTCAGCTTATTTAGCTCTGCATAGGATTTAAATCCAGCAGGATGCAAGAGTTCTTTAAAGATTTTTTTATACTTACCAAACTCAATTTCGGATGACAATAGGTAAGAATAGTTAATGTAAAAATCTCTACCTTGCAATCTTCTATCGGAAGAAGAAAGAATGGAATCCGAAGAAGTCCATCTACCAGGTAATTGTTGCAATGTTGGACTAATTGTTGCATTTGCTTCAGCAGTTCCATCACCAAATGCGGTCAGAACAATCTGTGGTGCAGTTCTAATACCCTTACCTGGGTCAATAATTGTAATTTCTTGGATTTCACCAGCACGACCTGCGCCTCTTGGGAATAGGTTTTCACCATCACCCATAATTGCAGTCACCGCAATATTCGCACCATATCCGTTTGCAGAAACTACACTTGTTGTTGGCAGACTGTCTTGTTTGTAACCATAACCACCAACTAACCCTTTATCCCAATTTCGTATTCTCTTAAAGGTGAAACTTTGACCAAATGCAGTATTCACATTCAGAGATGTGTCGGAAGCAATAGTCACAATAGACCTTGTATTGCCATTGATATAAATTCTATCCCCAACTTTCAACTCGGATGTAAATGCAGTTCCATTACCTTGAACCATTACATTTGATGCAGATGTGACATTGGCAGTTCCAGTAACTTTTGGTGGTAAAAGTGAAACATCTGTAACACGACCAAAAGAAGAAACATTCATTACTTCGGCTTCTGCACCCAAACCAAATGACATTGGTCGATTGTGGAAAGTCAGTTCATCACCTATTTCATAATCTAAACCACCATCAATAATTACTAATTTACCTAAAGAACCAAATGTGTCAATCGTCACTACTGTGTTCGTTGTCGTATAACCTACATTTGGAATTACCACATATGCTGGGTCTGCATTAAGTGTTGGTGTTGTAGAAACTGCCAACTCAGAAATCAAAACTTGCACATTACTAATTTCACCAATTGTTGTATAAGATACATTTCCAAATGCTTGTGAAAGAACAGTCTGCACATTCACATTTGGTACCGAATTGCCTGTTAAATTATAGATTGAACCAAGACCAATTAAAGTGTTTGCTGGGTCGATATCAGAAATAATATTAGAGTAAATTGTAAAAGTGTTTGATGTGTTTGCACCACTTGAATCAATTTGCCCAACTGCAAAAAACAATTCTGTTTCTGGAATATCTACTGCACGAACATTGGCTGCGACTTGGAAACCTGCACCACCATCACGAATCAATACTTGATTAATCTTACCACTAAAGGTTCTCGAAATGAAAGCCTTAGGTTCTCTTTCGAAACTAGGTACGACAATACCAACAGGGTCACCAATATTATAGTTTGCACCACCATCAAGAATAGTAATTGTTAATAGTGATGAGAATGACCTTGCACGAACATAAATTAGCGTGCCATCATTGGCAACAATATCGGTTAAAATTGTTTCACCGATTGTAAAGTCACCAACAACAGTTTTTGGGTTTACATAGAATTCAATAACTTGTTCATTATTGACAGTTTCAATTTCTACACCTTCTACAAGTGCAGTTGCACCAGATGTTTGACCAGTTAATTTTCGATTTTCAAAAATTGTAGATTGAACATCAGTATAAAATATTTCAACTTGTGCATTGTTTGCCGGTGCAGTATTAAAATAAATCTTATTGATTTCTTTACGAACAAAATATGTGGATCCACTTACTAATGCGCCATTTATGTAAACAGATATTGTTGTGTCGGAAAAAGGAAGAAGGTTAAATTCTTTTTTGGTGCCATTGCCTGTATAGTAACTTGAAATATCTCTAGTTACTTTAATAACTTCATCTCTTTGCCATTTACCATCAGATGCTCTTAGAACATCGTTTTTAGGATACTTAACTTCTAATTCTTGACCAAACATCATTCTAAACAGAAGTTTGAATGAGTTTTCAGAACCTTTTGCTAAGTAAAGAGGTAAAAGATGTTTGATTAAAAATTCTTTACTTACTTCAACATCTCTTGATACCAAAGAAGCGTAAGTATTGAAGAATTGTTCTTCAAATTCATCGATTGAATCGTCAACATCAGAAATGTTTCTGAAGTCTTTTGCTCTCTTTGTTAAATCGTTAAGTTGACTTCCTTGTTTGTTTTCAAGGTATTCATAATATGCCTCTAAAAATGTAATGAATAGAGGATATTCTTCCCGAACAAATTCGGGAACTTGACGATTTACAAGTATTGAGGTTTTAAAATCAGACATTAAACACCAACAAGTTCAGTTACAATAGCAGCAGGGTCAGTTTCATCGATTGTGATAATTGTATTTTTTGCAGATGAAATAATACCCTTTTCTGATTCTAGTGAAATGCGAATGAAACCATCAGATGGTTTAACAGAAAGAAAACGAATATCTGTAAGTGTTACGATACCATTTTGGTAATCGATTGTGCCTGCACGGTCACGAATAATTTGTTTCTGTGCAAAACCATCATAATAAACTGTTCTTAAAGTACCAAACCTTGCATCTAAAACTGCAACAGCAGTAGAACCATAACCATTACCACCAGATAATGTTACAAGTGCCGTAGTGTAATCTGTGCCACGATTTGTAACTGTAATTTTTTGCACACGACCATTAATGATTGTTGCAACAGCAGTAGCACCAGTACCATCACCAATGATTGTTACAGTTGGTGCAGTAGTGTATCCAAAGCCTGGGTTGGTTACATTGATTTCAGTAATACCTGTATAAGAGTTCGGCACTTCTTCTAATTGTGCGGTTCTACGAACACCCAATGAATCAAATACATCAAATTCGGATGATGCAAGTCGATTGGTTGTTGTACCACGATGCAATTCTGCATTGAACTGAATTTCATAAGTCTTTGAAACATTTAATTCAGGAACAAATCGTTTTTGCAATCTCAATAGTGTTTCAGAACCACGAATTGCATTTAAATCTACACCATCTACCACATCTTGTAATTTTGAAAGAATTAATGTGGCATCAAACTTATTTAAATTGGTATTGTTGTAACTTAAAATGGCATTTTTAATTGCAGTTTTAATTGCTTCTGCACTTTGAGTAGTTTTCTTTTTATCGTATTCAACATAATTACTAATCAAAAGATACAAGTATTGTGGGTCAATAATTTCTGCACCAACAGAAACAATTGCTTTTGGTTTAATAATGTCATCAAGAATTCTTTGTTTCTCTGTTTCAGAGATATAGTAATTTTGTTTTGGTTTCAATGACACAAATACTTTACCATAAACAGGAGGTGTTTCATCTTCGCCACCCCAAACAGACAATGAATCTACCGATGGGTAGTTTTTCTTGATGTATGATTCGTAATCTTTAAATGTAACCAAACGATTCTGTGTGGTAAATTGTGCAGGTGCACCAAATTTAATTTCATCAACACTTTCTCTTAATGAACCACCAGAAGCGGCAGAGATGGGAGAAATTACATAATTGTTGATACCTTCATTCAAAGAATCTACCAATGTTGAGGTCGCAACAAAGTTATTGGCCTTATCTGCAGCAGTTCCATTTGTAACCAAGTATGTTACAGAAACAACTGCACCATCTGGTAATTTTTTACCAACTACATCGTTACCAAAATAAATTTGGAATTTACCACCTTTGTTTTCTTGCACATAGAAAACTTCTGAAGTTGAAGTCACATCCAAAACATCGGTAACTTTATTGTAAACAGTTAATTGTGTATTGCCTGCGGCAGGAATTGAAGTTACTTTGATTGTGGTTGTGTCAATATTTGTATCTGGTAAATTGAATACTTGTTTTGGATTTGATGCTTGGTCATGGTTAAAGACATAAGTGACTAACTGACCTTCGTAGATATCAAGGTTCTCAAAATAATATTGATTGTTTGCTTTTAATACAGTAATTTCATCCAAGACAACAAAGTTATATGATGT